CGTGCAGGCCGCGCTGATCGAGAACGGCCGCGACCCGCTGCTGAAGCGCAAGGTCACCGTCGGCGTGTCGGAATATGAGTGGTTCGTCGATCTCACAAAAGAAAGCGTCGTGCCGCCTGAGGTCATGGATATCCTCATCCGCGGCGGCTATGCGAACCGCTGGGCTTGGATGCGATGAGCTTCGCTTCTCTCAGGGAGATTACCGAGCTCGATCGCTCGCTGGCGGTCGACGGCGAGGACTTTACCGTGCGTCGCGTGGTCGGCACCAACAGCCCGGTCAATACCGACGTCAGTTGCCGAGGCTTCGTGCGTGGCTACCAGCCGCAGGAACTGACCACCACCATCATCCAGGGCGACGCGAAAATCATTCTTTCACCGACGCAAATCATTGCGGGCTCCTGGCCTGGCGGTGCGCCGCCGACGGGTGCCAATGCGGCACTCGATCAGCGCGTGCCGCGGCGGGGCGACAAGGCCGTCGTGCAGGGCAAGGTGCTGAACATCGAAGCGGCGGCGCCGATCTACCTCGACAACGTGCTCGTCCGCATTGAGCTGCAAGTGCGCGGCTGATGGGTGCGGCGTTCGAACGGGTCATCAAGCTCAACCTCGACCGGTTCTCGCCGGAAGCGGCGCGGCAGAAGCACATCGAAATCGCCAAAGCCGCACTGGAAAGGTTCCTCGGCGGCGAGACCTCAAGGCCGGGCATCGAATACATCGTCGACGGTCATCCGGCGGCCAACGAGGATGTGGTCCAGCCGTTTGGCGTCATCACCTATCGCATCCAGCGCCTGCGCAAGGCCTGCGCCCTTGCCCTGGCCCAGGCCCAGCTGCTGTCGCCGGTCGGGCATGACCCACCCGATCCGCATCCCGGGCTTTACAAGAAAAGCTGGTTCTTCCTGGTCAGCGGCCGGGAAACGGCGCTCGCCGACATCCCGGAAGACGCGGACCAGGTGATCCTGACCAACGACCAGCCGTATTCCCGCAAGATCAACGTCGGCTTCAAGGGCTTTGAGCGCTACGCGCCGCCCGGCATCTGCGAGAAAGTCCGCCTGCTGGTGCGCAAGCAATACGGCAAAATCATCGATGTGCGGGTGGACTATATCACCCTGGCTAGCGGCTATCGGCTGGTTCGTCCGATCAAGCATGGCCGCCACCTCCAGCACGAACTCACTTATCCGTCGGTCATTCTGACACCGAAGAGGTTCGCATGACCTGGACAGATGCGGTGGCGGCGCTGCGGGATTTCATCACCGCGCAATGGGCCGGTTCGGGCCTGGCCGACGATATGCCGCTCGCCTGGGAAAACGAGAGCGGTGATTACGCCAGCACGTTCCTCGCGGTCTCGATCGAGGGCGTCAGCGTGGAGAAAACCGTCTATGGCAGCGTCGGGATGCGGTCCTCGGTGCAAATCGGCATCGTCTTCCTGAATGCCTTCGTGCCCACCGGTTCCGGCACCGCCGCCGCGTTCACGGCGATTGAGCTGCTGACCACCCTGCTGGAACTCCAGACGCTTGGCGGGGCCATCAAGCTGGAGGGCGGCGCACCACCATCGCCGGTGGCGTATGGCCAGACTGATCGCGACATCAGCGGTCCCCAGCCTGGCGGCCAGTTCTACCGCTGTAGCGGCAGCGTGCCGTTCATTCTCATCAGCACCGTCTGATCCGGTTCGGCGGTCGCGAGGCGGCGCGACAGCCTGGTTTCATCCCGCCATCCCACAGGAGAGTGAGCCATGGCTGCAACAGGCGTGCTTGGATCCCGGCTGTACGTCGGTCCGACGGCTTTGACTGATATCGAAACGTCCGCCGACGCCATTGCGGACTTTACCGCGCTCAGCATCGGTGTCGAGATCGGGTTGATTGATAACATTGGTGAATTTGGCAAGGTTTTCGACCTCGTCACATTCCAGGCGGTGGCGACCGGACGGACCTATAAGCTGAAGGGCGGCTACAATCAGGGCAATCTTCAGCTGACGATGGGCAGCGATCTCAGCGACGCCGGCCAGTTGCTGATGTACCAGTACGGCGTCGCGCAGGATCAGAACACCTATCCGTTCCGGGTCACCCTGGTCGGCATGGACGCCGGCTATGACAACGTCTACTTCGGCGGCAAGGTCTTCTCGTATCGCCAGCAGCTGGGATCGGTGAACAATATCATCAAGGCGCAGGTCAACATCGAAATCAACACCGACATTTACTTCGGTTAACTGGAGCGTAGTTTATGCCGACACTGACAGCGGGTGACGTGCCGTTCATGCTCGCGGGCGAGCGGCGGGTGCTGCGTCCGACATTGCGCGCGGTAACCCACATATCGAGCGTCTGTGGTGGGTTGAAAAAGGCGCTGACAGCGGTCGGTGAATTCGACCTTACCGCAATGACGGCGGTGATCCGCGCCGGCCTCAACCTGACGGACCAGGAAAGCAAGAAGGTGCCCGAGCTCATCTATGAGACGGGCATCCTCGAGCTGACCGGGCCGCTCAGCGATTTCATCGTCGTTCTTGCCAACGGCGGCAAGCCGATCGTCGGGGCGCCGATCAACGGCGTCATTGAGGATGAGCACGCGGAGGGAAACGTCATCAACTGACCATCGAGGACCAGGTCGACCACATCTTCATGGTCGCCTGTGGATGGCTCGGCTGGACGCCGGAGGTGGCGATGAACACGCCGCTGGCGATGATCAACCTCGCCCTTGAGGGCAAGATTGATTTCCTCAAAAAAACAAATCCCTGGGGTTCGGCCAAGGATGATGGTGATGACGCTGACGACTGGCAGCATCAGAAGCCGGACCCCGAGGGTGCAGCGCGTAAGTTGATTGAGTTCGTCAAGGCCGCCAAGGCGAAGCAGTTGCCGGCCAAGAAGGAGCCTTGATGGCAGACGACCATGCTAAGATCTCGCTGACGGTTGACGCCTCGGGTGCCAAGGCTGGCCTCGAGGAGGTCAAGCGCGTCGGTGATGGGCTCATCGGCGTAGCGCGCGCAGTAGACGCCGCGCAGGAAAAGTCGGCGACCACCACCGAGCAGACCGAGGCCCGGAAGAAGGTGGCGCGCGGCGGCGGTGCCAAGGCGGCCAAGGAGTTGGCGGAAGCCGAGCAAGATGCCGCCAAGCGCGCCGGCGCCGGCGTTGCCGAGGCCACCGAGCGCATTCTGACCTCGCTGAGCAGCCAGAAGCGGGCGCTCGACAACAATGCCCGCGCGTGGGATCCGCTGGGCGCGGCGGCGGAGCGTGCGGCCCATAAGATTGAGGTGCTGTTCGACATCATCGCCAAGAAAGGTCCGAACGCCGAGCGCGCCGCAGGCCAGGTCGCGCAGGCGGTTGAGCGGGCGGTGGCGGCCGCCTCAGCCGCGAACGGCACCACGCAGCGGCAGGCGGACAAGGAACGCCTGACCGAGATCTTCGACCCGGCCACGGCATCCGCGAAGCGTATGGTCGCCGAACTCGCTGAGCTGAACAAGGCGTTCCAACTGGGTGAGAACATCGAAGGCGGCTACACGGCGGCCTACCAGAAGATCGTCGATAAATACGACGAAGGGGCGATGGCGGCGAAGCGCGCGGCGGTGGCTCAGCGGGAACTGATCGAGGGAGCGCGCGCCGCTCAGGCCGCGCTTGACGCACAAAGCAGCTTCAACCAACAGCTCGGTGTGAACAGGCCGGGCCAAGCGAACAGCGCGCGGGACTCAGCCTCGGTGTTCGAGGCTGCGTTTGCCGCGGAAGAGGACGCCGCAGCCGGGCTCAAGCACTACGAGGCTGAGCTGTCCCGGCTGCGAGCCATGTTCGATCCGCTCACTGTGTCCGCCAAAGCCATGACTGCGGAACTGAGGGATCTCAACAAGGCGCAGGCGTCTGGTGTCCCTATCCTTGGCGGCTACGCGGCCGAGTATCAGCGTATCATCGACAAATACGACGAAGGTGCCCAGGCGGCGCAACGGGCGGTGGACGCGCAAAAACGAGCGGCAGAGGCGCAGCAAAGCGTCATCGAGCAGGCACGGGCAAGCCAGGCTGCGCAGAACGCGCAAAGTTTCTTCGGCCAGAAGCTCGGCATCCAGGAGCCCGACCAGCGCAAGAGCGCATCGGAATCAGCTTCGGTATTTCAGGAACAGTTCGCCGCCGAGGAAAAGCTGCTGGCCGAGCGCAAGGCGCTGACGGCCGAGTTCGACCCGCTGACCACAAAGACGCTGGCATATCAGGCGGCTCTGGAGCGCATCAAGCGAGCTGTGGACATCGGCATCATCAGCGACAAGCAGGCGGACGTTGAGCGAAAGAAAGCCCTCGGCACGCTCGACGGGAGCACGGAGGCGCTGAAAAAACAGGAAGCTGAGATCAAGGCGCTGACCGCCGAGTTCGCGCCGCTGAAAGCGGCAGAGGAGGCCCATCTCGCGACGCTGGATCGGATCAAGCAGGCCATGGCGCTGGGCGTCATCAACGACACGCAGGCCGAGACCCAACGGACGCAGGCGACGAAGTCGTTTGAGCTACAAAAGAAAGCCATCGAGACGCACGGCCACTCCGCCGGCCAGGCGGCGTTCGCACAGCGTCAGTTCAACGTGCAGATGGTGCAGTTGTTCAGCAGCATCGAGAGCGGCCAGCCCATTCTCCTGTCGATGATTCAGCAGATACACCAGATGGTTGACGTCGCGCTGGCGACCGGCACCGGCTTCAGCGTGGTCGGCACCGCCATCAAGTCAGCGTTCGGTGCTATCTTCAGCCCAATTGGTGTGATTGTCGGGGTCGCCGGCGCGCTGGCGGTACTGGCCTACAGATCGGAAGAAACCGCCCGGCGGATTGGCGCATTGCGCCAGCAACTGGGCGGTATCCGGGACGATGCGCCGCAGGCGTCGCAGATGGCCGAGGAGGCGGCGAAGCACTTGGCGGCAACAACGCCGCTGCATTACACTGATGCGTTCAAGGGCGCTGGCGAAATCCTGAAGGTGCCAGAATTCCATGGAACCAAGCAGCAACTGGAAGAGCTGCTCCAGACCGCGGACAAGCTGTCCATCCAAATGAACGAGGACATGCCTGCAGGCCTCCAGCGGCTTACACAGGCAATGGAGCATCCCAGCCAAGCGGCGCAGGAACTGGTTAGACACATCAAGGGTTTCGACCAGCCGCTCGTCAACGAGATCAAGCGGATGGAAGACGCCGGCAGGACGGCCGATGCGTTCAATCTCTACCTCGCCGCGGTCAATCGGGCGACGCGGGACGCGACCCGCGAGGTCACCCCGCTGCAAGAAGCGCTGGAGAAACTAACAGAGGCGTTTAGCGGCGCATGGCACGGTAGTCACAGCTTCGCGGACGAGCTTGGCACAAATACCATTGGCGCAATGGTCAGGCTCGTCAACGTCATGAAAGAAGGGTTGGAAGAGTTTAAGCAAATTGCTGATTGGATCGACGCGCATACGCCTGGCTGGGCTATGGAACTGCTGAAAAACGTCCCCGGAGGCAGGACGCCCGAGGAGGAAAAGGCGGGCCCGCCGAGTGCCCAGCAGGGTGCCCAGCAGATGGTTGTGAACAACCAGGATGCTATTGGACTATTCCAGCTGCGCCGGGACGCCGCGACGGATGTCGGGATGACGGTCCCGAAGAAGGGCGTGACGGCCACGCCGGAGAATGATCAGCGCTTCAACTACAACATGAACCTGATTGGCGGCGAACGTTATTTCCGCCAACAGTTCGAGGCGACGGGCGGTAACCTCGACACCGCAACACGGGCTTACAACCAGGGCTTGGGCGGCGCGCAGAAGGGCCTGGGCTTTGACTATCTCGCCAAGGTTAAGGCGCAGGACCCGAACAAGCTGCCGCCCGAGGTCAAGAAGGACATCGAGGACGCCTTTTATAATCTTTATTCCGATATCGCCCGCACGGCTGCCGGTCCGGAGGTGTTGCGGCGGATCGAACAGATCGCCATGCAAGAAAACCGCGGCCATCACTTCGAGACGGGCTACCGTAGCGGCACTCCTGGTGAAGGTGCGTTGGGCGGGCGCGACCAGGTCACCCCGCAGGAGCTGCAAATCAAGCGGTCGGGCATGAGCGACCAGGATAAGGTTGACCAAGCCCTGAATGCCACACGCAACATGGGCGTGGAGCCGGTCGAGCGCACCAAGGCGCTGGGCCTTATCGAGAAAATCCGTGAAGCGATGGAGGTGCTTTCTAAGCAGAACAAGCAAGGCACGGCTCAGTGGATCGAACTCAGTCGCGGGCTGGAAATAGCGCAACTGCAGTTCCAGGAGGCGATCGAGCCGGCTGACAAGCTGACGCATTCGCTCGACCGCGGGACTGCGGGCACCACACGCCTTACCGACGCCTATCGCAAGAACGCTGAATCGGTGGCCTACGTCACGGCGCATAACCGGGCGCTTGAGGAAGCCCGCACTCTGGCGGCCGAAGGCACGCAGAAAAACATCGAGCTTGTTGAGACGCTGACGCAGAAATACCTGGCAGAGGCCGACGCTACGCAGCAGCAGGAGCTTACCAAGCAAGTCACGGACATCAACTTCCTTATCGAGGGGCAAGGGCGGCTCAATGCGGCCTACGAACAAAGCACGGCCGCCGGAATCCAGATGACGATCCAGCTCAAGGCAGAGGCTGATGCCCGTGCGCTGGCGCGTGCCGGTCTGGCCAATTACGCCGATGCCGTAAAGCTTCTGACGGAGAGAAACCTCGCATTGGCGCAGTCGCAGGCGGTTGGGCAGGTCAAGCAGCAGATGCTGGTAAACGACAACCAGATCACGCTGATCAACGCCGAAACCAAGGCGCTGACGATGGCGAGTGGCGAGCGCGAAGCCTATCTCGCAAAGGTGCGCTCCGAGATCTTCCTGAAGGAGAAGGGGCTGTCGACCAACGATGCGGTCGCGCAGGGTCTCATCAAGAGCAACCAGGCGCTTGCGGCGGGAACCCTGGCGGCACAGAACCAGAAGAAGGCGTTGGACGAGATCACGCAGACCGGCGAGCAGATTTTCGGCACCCTTGAGAAAGGCCTGACCGAGCCGCTGCGTGACGGCGAGACGGCCGCGCAGCGCTTCGGCAGTGTGATGACCTCCGTGCTGGCCGACATTGAAAAGGAGCTGCTGAAGCTCGCTGTGATCAATCCGATCATGAACGCGCTGTTTGGCGGCGAGCACCGGCCGGAAATCGGCGATGTCGGCGGCCTGTTTGGCGGCAAAGACGGCAAGGGCGGCGGACCACTCGCGCTGCTGGCCGCGCCGTTTGCGGGGCTCGGCAAGCTGTTCGGTTTCGGTGGTTCCGGTGGTGGCGGGCCGCAGGGTGTCATCAGCAGCGACGCCGGCGGCGGCATCGCCGATAAGATGTTCGACGCGTCGCTCGGCAAGCAGTTGATGGATGCCACCGGCGGCACTGCTGGCATCGTCAAGGGCATGAACGGCAACTGGACCATTACGCCGGGTGGGGCCGGTGCGGCACCTGCTGCGGCCCCCGTTCTTGCCACGCCCACCAACCAGAACGCCGTCACGGCGCCTGGCGGCGGCAACTTCACGACGAGCAATCCCGCGCTACAGGGCCTGACGCCGGCCCAGATAATTCAGCAAGAGCACGATGCGCACGAGCGGTCCATGGGCGGTCAGCGCAGCGACCTCGGCGTCCCAAGCACGGTCAAGATCCCTGCTCGCCTGGATCAGCCAGCCATGAGCATTCCGGTTCCGGATAGCGGTCAGATCGACAAGGCGCCTGTCTTTGGCCAGCCTGGCAGCTTCGATCCGCAAGGCATGGCGGCGACAAGCGTTGGCGATAATCTCACAGTCGCATTCGACGACTTCATGAAGAAAACCGCTGCTCCGGGTGCGACCGACAATGCCGGCGGCGTTGGAGACAATCTCAGCCGTGCCTTCGACGATTACCTCAAAACGTCAGGCGGCCTGGCAAACTCGACCGACAAGCTGGTCAACTCGCTCGGCGATCAGGTCGACACCATCAAGGACCAGGTCGGGTCTATCGATAATCTCGTCAATTCCGGCCAGAACCAGGTCAGCGCGATTGGCAACCTGATCGCCGTGATCGGCAGCGGTGGTGGTGGCCCGGGTGGTGGCGGCCCGGGCGGTGGCGGTGGTATCATCGGCAGTCTAGTTGATTCCGTCGGCGGAAAGGGTTTTTACAAAGGCGGTGGCCTGATCGGATCCTTGTTCGGCGGCGGCGACGGAATGGCCTCGGGCGGCGATTTGAGCGCCCTGACATCGGAGGCCGCGTCCAATATCTCCGCCGGAGCGGCCGGGCTGCATGGCGGCGGCTTGGTTGGCTACGACCCGCCGACATTCACCCGCATGGTCGATCCCGCGATGTTTGCCCATGCACCGCGCATGCACAGCGGCCTTGGTGCCAACGAGTTCGCGGCGATCCTCGAGAAGGGCGAGCGGGTGCTGACCGGACAGCAGCAGAAACAGGTGCATGCCGCAGCCAACAACAACAACGGCGGCGGCGGGCATAACTTTACCTTCAACTTCCCCGCGGATGCCAGCCCCGACGGCTTCCGTCGCGCCGGCCATCAGGTCGCCACACAAGTGCAGAGCAGCCTAGCCCGTGCCAAGGCGAGGAATTCGATATGACCATCTCATCCTTCGTTGAGGTGCAGTTCCCGCCGCTGATTTCGGCCGGCGCCAAGGGTGGCCCGAGCTTTTCCACCACCGTCACAATACTCAGCTCGGGCGGGGAACAGCGCAACGTCAACTGGTCACGCGAGCGGCCGAAGTACGACATCTCCACCGGCCTGCGCGACGTCGCCGACTTCATTGCCTATGAGAAGTTCTTCTACGCCCGCATGGGCAAGGCGGTCGGATTCAGGTTCAAGGATTGGGGCGATTATCGCTGCCCGTACTGGCGGGCCACGCCCGGCGACCTCGATGCGATGCAGACCCTGTTCACCACCACCGGCGTTCTCGCCACGTTCCAGTTGACCAAGACCTATGGCGATGGCGGTGGCAGTTTTGTGCGTACCATCCGCAAGCCCGTGGCCAGCACGATCAAGCTTTATCATACCGGCGTGTTGATGACCGTGGGCACCGGCGGCTCGCAGTATCAGGTCGATACCACAACGGGCATCGTTACCCTTGGCGCCACGGTGGCCGCCACCACCGGACATACCATCACCGGTTCGTTCGAGTTCGACGTGCCGGCGCGCTTTGACACCGATGAGCTGAACGCGACGGTGGAAGGCAATCAGATCCACGTCTGGGACGCCATTCCGGTTATCGGACTCAAGCTCGGATGAAATCCGTCTCGGCTGGCCTGAGGACGCACCTCGCGGGCGATCTGACGACCTTGGCGAGTTGCTGGCAGCTCGTGCGCGTCGACGGCACCATCTATGCCTTCACCACGCATGACCAGGACCTCGTCATCGGCGGACACACCTATCTCAGCATCGTCGGCTTCAACGCATCCGCTATTGTCACCACCAGCAGCGGTCAGGTCGACAACCTCGAGGTGCTCGGCTTTCTGTCAGATGACGGCATCACGGCGCGGGACATCAACAACGGGCTGTTCAATTTCGCCACGGTCTATCTGTTCGTCGTCAACTGGGTCGATCTCACCCAGGGCATCTGTCGGTTGCGGCGCGGTTGGATCGGCGAGGTCACGCGCACGCCGGCTGGACTGTTCCACGCTGAGCTGCGCGGCCTGGTGCAGGCGCTGTCGCAGGAATTCGGCAATATTTACTCACCGATCTGCCGCGCCGATCTCGGCGATACCAAATGCGCCGTCGACATTCTCAGTGCCACCTACCGCAAGACCGGCACGGTCGCCAGCGCGACATCGACGCACGCCTTTGTCGCCGAGCCGCTGGTCTATCCGGCCGGGCTGATGGGCAACACGGCGCTGATCTCGATCCGCAACAACGTCACCGCCGGCACCGCGATGTCGGTCTCCGACGGCGTCAACGTCGCTGCGATGATCTGGCCGTTAGACACCGCAGGCGCCACGGTGTTCAGCGACATCAACAGCCAGATCGAGG